AACTGATGGTAAGATTGAGTCAGTTAAAGTTACAGGTGGTTCTGGTTATACAAACGGAACATATTACGCACCAGTATTTGGTGACGGAACATCACAAGGTACATCAAGTGGTGGTATTATTAGAATTACAGTATCAGGTGGTGCGATTGCATCATTTGGTTTAACTGCTGGAACAGACACAACAATTCACGCAGGTGGTGCTGCATACACATTTGGTAATGTAAGTTTAACAAATGTATTTTCAGATGCAGCTTTATCTTCATCAGCATCGATGGGTTCAGGTACAGGTGCCGCAGTAAGAATTGTTATCTCACCAAAAGAAGGTCATGGTAATGATGCAGTAAAAGAATTAGGTGGTCACTTTGTAATTACAAATACAACACTTGCACAAGCAGAAGGCGATGACTTAACAACTGCCAATGACTTTAGACAAGTTGGTATTGTTACAGACCCATATAACTTTGGAACAACAACAGTTGCAAGTTCAAGTACAGCAAGAATGACTTACGTTGTTAAAATGAGTTCAGCGTCAGGTACGTTTGATGTTGACGAAGAAATTACACAAGCAACAACAGGTGCAGTTGGTAGAGTAGTAGAATGGGATGCTTCTAGAAGTCTATTATATTATTCTCAAGAAAGATTTAGTACATATGGAACAGCCGCAACAACACAATCTTATACAGCATTTAGTGGTACAAATACCATTACTGGTTCAACTTCAAATGCAACAGGAACACCGTCATCAACTTCAAGTGAAACGGTAACACTAGCAGCTGGAAATACAGTAGCATTTACAAGTGGATATGCAAACCCAGAATTACAACCAGACAGTGGTAATATAGTTTATATCGAGAATAGAAAACCTATTCAAAGGGTATCAGATCAAACGGAAGACATTAAAATAATTATTGAATTTTAGGGAATAATATGGCACAAAAAACGGACTTAAATGTTGCACCATATTACGATGATTTTAAAGAAGATAAAAATTTTCATCGTGTATTGTTTAGACCTGGCTTTGCAGTTCAGGCTCGTGAATTAACGCAACTTCAATCTATACTACAAAATCAAATTGAAAGATTTGGTAATCATATATTTCAAGAAGGTACGTTAGTAATACCTGGTGGGATTAGTGTTAACAATCAATACGGAAGTGTACAATTATCAACAGCATTTGCTGGGGAAACAATTGACGTTACGCAATTTTATGATGCGTTAAATCCTGTAACAATTGTTGGTGCGACTTCAGGTGTTAGAGCAAAAGTAGTAGGATTTAAAGCTGCAACTGCAACAACACAACCCCTACTATATGTTCAATATGTATCTTCTGGTACAGATTTAGAAACATCAACTTTTGCTAATAGTGAAAATCTTTTTGCAGATAAAATTATTACACACACAACAGTTTATGAAGCAAATGCTCAATCTGTAACAACTCATACAAGTGCAAATCAAACAGGAACAGCTGTTACTGCTGGAAATGGTGTTTACTATGTAAGAGGTACTTTTGTTCAAATGTCTGAACAAACACTTGTACTTTCAGATACATCAAATACAGCATCAGCAAGAATTGGATTTACACTTAACGAAAGTTTAATAACACCAGAGATTGATGAGTCTCTAACGGACAACGCAACAGGGTCATCAAACTTTGCAGCCAAAGGTGCTCATAGATTAAAAATAGAATTAGTATTAACATCATTAGAATTAAGTTCAACAAATGACGATAACTTTGTTGAAATTGCAAGAGTTAAAAATGGTCGATTAGAATCACAAGCAAGACCAACAGAATATTCTGTTTTAGGTGATACACTTGCAAGAAGAACATTTGACGAGTCTGGTGATTATACAGTAAGACCTTTCCAATTAGACATGAGAGAGTCAATTACAAACAGACATAAAGATGTAGATTTTAGAGGAGTGTATTCAACAGGAGCAACTACAGATGATGGCAATACTGCAAGTTCAGATAAACTTGTATTATCTTTGTCACCAGGTAAAGCATATGTTAAAGGATATGAAATTGAAAAGTCTGGTGTTACATTTAAAGATATTAATAAAGCAAGAGATTTTGAAACTGTTAATGCAGGTTCAGTAAATGCTGAATTAGGAAACTTTGTAAAAGTAACAAACATGTTTGGTCAACCAGATGTAACTTCTATTTCTGGTGAAACTACACCATATAAAACAATTGCATTATTTGATGATGTAATTCAAACAAGAGGTTCAGCATCAGGTACACAAATTGGTGTTGCAAGATCAAGAACAATAGAATACGCTAGTGGTACTGCTGGAAATACAGATGCAGTTTATAATCTATATCTTTTTGATATTAGACCATTTACATATTTAACTTTATCAGATAACCCAAGTGCAACTTTAACTGCCAATCATGCAAATGGTGGTATACAAGTTAAAGGTGTTACATCGGGTGCAACAGGATTTGTATTTGGAGCTTTGACTTCTGGTACAACTGCTGTGTTAACAAACGTATCTGGTACTTTTATAGTAGGTGAAAAAATTGAAGCGTCTGATAGTTCAGAAACAGATAGCATTGTAGAAAATTCAAGTAATGCAGATTTAACAATTTCAAATATTGTTACTCACAAATTTTCTGAAACAAGATCAGTGTTTATGGATGATGCTGATAGTGGTCAAGACTTTACTGCTGATATTGTATTAGAAAGAACATCAACAGGTGCTGATGGTCAATTAGTAATGGATGGTAGTGATGCTTCATCTACAGATGCAAATGATAATATTGTCCTTGAAGAAGATAACTCAACAACACTTGCTTTAGAATCTGAACAAATTGGTAAACTAGTTAGTGCAGAAAAAAACATTGCAATATATAGACTATCTAAAAGAATTATTAAAACACTATTAACTGCAACTAACAATGGTGCGTCTGATACGCAACTTACAATTAGAAAACAATTTATAGGAACAACAAATAGTGCAGGTGCAGTATCATTTACTGCTGGTGCAAATGAAACATTTTTATCTTTTACAGATAAAGATTATACTGTATCAGTTTTAACTGCTGGAACAGGATCAGCCGCTCAAGGTGACATTATTGATATTGATGGTAAGATTAGTGGAACAGGTTCTTCAACAATTACAATTACAGATAATACAAAATTTGGAAATGCAGCTAAAGTTAAATTAACTGCAACAATATTAAAAACAAATATTACACAAAGAATTAAAACAACAAATTTATCAAAACAAGTAAAAGTTTCAGGTGGAACAACAGGTGCGTTTGGAACAAGACCAACAGATGAAGTAATTTCTTTAGGTCGTGCAGATGTATTCAGAGTTGGTGCAATTTTTGACTCAGAGGATACATCAACAGATGCTCAAATACCTACAATCAATTTAACAAGTATTCAAGGAACATTTGTAAGAGGAGAAACTATTACAGGAGCATCATCTGGTTCAATTGGTAGAGTTGTTAATCCTACTACACCACTAACTTATTATTTACAAAACGGTGTAGGTTCTAGTAACTTTGTAGCAAACGAAATAGTAACAGGAAGTCACTCTGGTGCAACTGCAACAATTTCGTCTGTTACTGATGGTAGTAAAATTATTACAGGAAACTATACACTTGATACAGGTCAAAGAGATAACTTCTATGACATTTCTAGATTAAATTTAAAACCAGGGTTTTCAAAACCAAGAGGAAGACTATTAGTTGTATTTGATTTCTTTTCACACAGCACAGGTTCTTTCTTTTCAGTAGATTCATATTCAGATCAAGCAGGTCAAATGGAGTATGATAATATTCCAACATACTCTGCAACAAGAGTTGACCCAGACGAACCAGAACCAACTGGTGAGTTTAACTTAACAGATTGTTTAGACTTTAGACCAACTGCTGAAAATATTACAGGTGCTACTAATACTAATTCAGCAATAGATACTGTTACAGGTTCTTCATTTGATTTCTTCCATAGACAATTTGACGGAACAGGTTCTTCGGTTGTTGATACACCAAAACCAGGTTCGTTAGGAACATTGGATTTCGAATATTATTTAAGTAAAATTGCTCTTGTCTTCTTAACTGAAAAAGGTGACTTTAGAGTAGTAGAAGGTACTTCAGCAGAAATACCAGAAGAGCCAAAAGAAATAGATGGCGCTATGAAACTTGCGAAAATTAATATACCTGCATATACTTTTAGACCAACAGATGCAACAGTTAAAAGATTTAGAACACAAAGATTTACAATGAGAGATATTGGTAAACTACAACAACGTATTCAAAATTTAGAATACTATACTAATCTATCTCTATTAGAAAGAGACGCTGAATCTTTTGAAGTTACAGATGCAAACGGACTAAACAGATTTAAGTCTGGTTTTATTGTAGATAACTTTGCAGGTCATAGAGTTGGTGATGTTAAAAACAAAGATTACAAAAATGCAATAGATCAACAACAAAAAGAATTACGTCCTAAATGTGTTATGAATGCAGCTTCTCTTGAGGAAACTGTATCAACAGACGGACAAAGATCAGCATTAGGTTATCAAAAAACTGGTGACTTAATTACTCTTCCTTATACGGAAGTTACTAAAACAGAAAACCCATATGCAACAAGAACAGAAAAAGTTCAACCTGTTTATACTGCAAACTGGGTAGGTAATGTTATATTAACACCATCTGGTGACGAGTGGTTTGAAACAGAAACAGCACCTGATTTAATTATCAATGTTGACGGAAACTATGATGCAGTATTAGCTGCAAATGAAAACAGATTAGGTACAATTTGGAATGCTTGGGAAACACAATGGTCTGGTGTTGTATCAACTAGTATTTCAAGAACAGAAACATCAAATAATGTTGTAATAACAAGAGCAATTCAAACTGTAAGATCAGATTTAAGAAGAACAGGTATTGAAACTGCATTAGTAGAACAAATTGATGAAGAGTCACAGGGAACAAGAGTTATCTCTAGAGCATTAATACCATGGTCTAGACCAAGAAATGTAGAGTTCACAGGATCAGCATTTTTCCCTAATACTAAAGTCTATGTATATTTTGATGGTGTAGATATGAAACAATATGTTACACCACAAACTACAGAATTTACTGAAGACGGTGCAACACCTGTTGAAGGTGGACAACTAGTAACTTCAGCAAATGGTTCTGTAAATGGAACAATGAGAATACCAGAATATTCAGCGCCAGGACAAGAAACAAATCCAAAATTTAAAACTGGTGAATTAGAATTTAAGATAACATCTAGTGCTCAAAATTTAATTGAACCCCTACCTAGAACAGTTGGTACAGTAACTTACTTATCAAAAGGTATTTTAGAAACTGAACAAGAAACAATTATTGCAACTAGAAATGCTACAATTGTACAAAATTCGGTTGATCAAACCACAACTAGATTAGATACATCTTCTAGAATTATTAGTCGTGAACGTAATAATGAAGAACGTGATCGTGGCGGCGGAAACAATGACCCACTTGCACAAACATTTATTGTAGATGAAGACGGTGGATGTTTCATTACTTCTATTGATTTATATGTAGAAACAAAAGATACAGTATTACCAATGTGGGTTGAAATTAGAAATGTTATTAACGGATACCCTGGTGCTAAAATTTTACCATTTGGTAGAAAACTATTACAATCGTCTGAGGTTAATATTTCTGCTGATGCTTCTGTTGCAACAACATTTACATTTGACTCACCAATTTATTTAAAAGAAGGTGTTGAGTATTGTGTAGTTGTTAGATCACATTCTTTAGATTACAAAGTTTGGATTTCAAGAATGGGTGAAACAGATGTTGATGGTTTAAGAGTTGTATCTCAACAACCTCATTTAGGTGTATTGTTTAAATCACAAAACAATAGAACATGGACAGCAGTACAATCAGAGGATTTAAAATTTACTTTGAAAAGAGCAGAATTTAATACATCAGCTGCAGGTGATGTTACTTTACAAAATTTACCTATTGGAATAACAATTACAAATGAGTTAGGCGAAACTGTATATGGTAAACTACTAAAACCAAATTCTTTAATAATGACAAATAGTTCAACTGTATTAAAAGTTAAACATATAGATCACGGTATGTATCAAACATCTAATAATGTTAGAATTACAGGCGTGTCTTCGGATATTGCTACAACACTTAAAACTAGTATTGGTGCAGATGCAACTTCATTAGAGCTTACATCAGCAAGTAATTTCCCAACAGGAAGTATTACAATAAAAATTAATAATGAAATTATTACTGGTTCACTATCTGGTACAACATTATCATCTTTAACAAGAGGTGTAGGTGGTTCAACTGCAGCTAGTCACACTGCTTCTGATAAACTAGACTTATATCAAATTTTAGGAACACCATTAACAGAAATTAATAAAATTCATAATGCAATTGCAAACATTGGTATTGATAGTTACACAATCACATTATCAACTGCTCCAACAATTAGTGGTGGTTCAACAACTGCTGAAGTTGGTGGAATTGGTATATATGCTTCTGAAAATTATAGATACGAAGTTGGTAAAACATTAATTGGTAATATGGAATTACCAAACACATCTATTACTACAACACTTAGAAATACAACAGGTAGATCACCAAGTGGTACTGAATCATCATTTGTAACTTCTACACTTGCAAATGCAGTTAAAATTCCTTTTAACGAAAATCATAAATTTGAAGTGTCAAACATAGTTGCCTCAGATGTAAATGAAACAAATGAATTAGCAGGTGCTAAATCATTATTCATTCCTATTAAATTAGGAAGTACTAATACAAACATATCACCTGTATTAGATTTAGATAGATCAACTTTTGTGGCAGTAGGAAATAGAATTAATAATATTGATAGTTCTTCAGATGTTTTCCCAACAACTGATTACAAAGATTCACTACAACCAGAAGGTGATCAAAACGCATTTATTTACATAACTAAAAAAGTTGCATTAGAAAATTCTGCAACTGCATTGAAAGTTATTTTCTCAGGTCATAAACCACAAAGTGCTGAAATTAAAGTTTTATTTAAAATTTTAAGATCAGATGACGCTTCAGATTTTGACGAATTAGGTTATGAATTTTTTAACACAACAGGTGACCCCGATATTGCAACAGGTGCTTCTTTGGATGATCAAGATTTTCAAGAATATGTATTTACTGCTGGAGTTACCGATGATGGTATCGGAGTACCATTACCAGAATTTATTCAATTTGCAATTAAAATAGTAGGACAAGGAACAGACGCAACTCAAATACCTAGAATTAAAGACTTTAGAGCAATTGCGTTGGCAACATAAACATGAGTACATTTTTAAAAGTAGAGGGACATTCAGATTTAGTAAGAGATACTAATTCAGGTGCTGTTATTAATACTAACAGGTCTGCATATATAATGGCAAAAAAAAGAAGTCATGAAGCAACAAGACATAAAGATCAAATGAGATCAGTTGTAAGAGAAATAAATACTTTAAAATGTGAAATGCATGATATTAAAAACTTATTAAAAAGAATGGTAGAGAACAATGGCAATTAGATCGTCACAGGTAACAAATGCTGGAACAATTGAACAACTAAGACAAGAGTTTAATAATCTTGTTACAGATGTTAGCGGACTAGAGGCAGGTCAATTAAACTTTGATACCATTGCAGTAACATCATTGTCAGTAGGAGATATTTCAATCTCTGGTGATTTCAATGTTACTACACTAACACCATCATCACTAACAGTAAAAGGTGATAGAATAGAATTTGAGGGAACAGGAGCAGATGATGCTTTTGAGACAACTTTAATTATAACAAATCCAACTGCCGACAGATCAATTACATTTAAAGATCAGTCTGGTATAGTCGCATACACAGGTGACTTAGGATTTACAAACTCAACTGTAACAACACACCCTGCAGCTGCAGGTGATGTTGATCTTGCGGGTGGGGAAACACCATTTGACTTAGGGGCGACAGATGCATTCGGAATTGCGTTATCGTCTAATCTATATGATATGAATGAACCAAAAGGCCTGACAACTACTGTAGAAATAGGGACAGGTACAGGTATATAAGGATTATAAATAAGAATATAACAATACAATAGGAGTATAAGAAAATGCCAACAGTACTACAATTTAGAAGAGGTACTACATCGCAGAATAACTCATTCACAGGCGCGCTAGGTGAAATTACTTACGATACAGATAAAGACGTATTGCGAGTACATGACGGTAGTACGGCTGGTGGATTTTCAATGGTCTCTGCATCAAGTACCGACACATTTACAAACAAAACTTTAACAAGTCCAAATATCACTACAGCGATTCTTCCAACTAGCGCAGACGGAGCAACGATAGGTAGTGCAACAAAAGAATTTTCAGACTTGTTTTTAGCTGATGCTGGAACAATCCAATTAGGTAACGATCAAGACGTTGTTATAACACACGTTGCAGATTCAGGTTTTACAATTAAAAATACAAATACTGCTGATAACAGTACAGCACTAATCACTATTCAAACTGGTGAGACTGATATTCAAGCAGATGATATTATTGGACAAATAGATTTCCAAGCACCAGATGAATCTCAAGGAACAGACGCAGTTTTAGTTGCGGCAGGTTTACTTGCTAAATCAGAAGGTGAGTTCAGTACATCAAATAACGCAACATCATTGATTTTCAAAACAGGTGCTTCAGAAACAGCAACTGAAAAAGTTGCAGTAAGATCAAATGGTGATGTAAGAATATTAACAGATGCAGCGACACTTGCAATGGGTGCTGATCAAGATGTAACAATTAAACATGTTGCAGACTCTGGTCTAACACTTAAAAATAGTGCAACTGCTGATGACAAACCATTTACACTTACTATTCAGACAGGTGAAACAGATATTGCGGCAGATGACGTTCTTGGTGCAATTCAATTCCAAGCACCAGATGAAGGTACAGGTACAGATGCGATTACAGTTGCAGCTGCTATTAAAGCAGTATCGGAAGGTGACTTCTCTGCTTCTAGTAACGCAACTAAGATTTCATTCTTATGTGGAAATTCAGAAGCTGCTACAGAAAAAGCAAAAATCGTAGGTTCAACTGGTAAGTTTCACGCAACACCAGATAGTATTTTATTGATTAAAAACTCTTCTGGTTCTACTTTGAAAACTGTAAACGGACACGCAGCCATTTAATGGTTGACAATTGGTTAAAAATATAGTATAAAGGAAAGATAATGACAGCAAGAACACCGTTATATTACACTTCAGATAGTTTAGTTGAAATGACTTCAGCAGAACTTGTCGAATGGCAAAGACAAGCGATCTTCCAATATGCTTCAGATGAATCTGTAGTATTGACAGTAAATGCTGGTAATGGTAATATCGGTACAACGATGAATGACACTAGATTCAGATCATCGGCTGCAACACAACAAAACTCATCACACGCTACACCAGGTGCTCTTGATACAGTGACAACTGCTTTCAATCACATTGTACAAACAGTAACTAACCCAAGTGTAACAGGTGATACAGATAATGTGTTGTTTCCTGTTTATTGGGATAACTCTTCAGGTTCAATTTTGGCAATGTCTGAAACAGATTTTGCTGATACATTTATTAAACCTGCTTTAGTTTTAATGCAAGCTTCTTCAGAAGCAACTGCTGGAGATTATGGTGGAACATACACAATTTCTACAGGAACATCTTTATCAAATCACACTAACGTTTCTACAACTGCTGTATTTGTAGATACAATTGCTGTACCTGGTTCTTATAGTTCAGGTCAGATTGGTTCATCAGGTAGTTACCAAGATCATAACTCAACAGTAAATAGTTATTATTTACATGTTAGAGACGGAGTTGATAACACACCTGCAAGAACACCTTTACATGCTGATACTTCAGGTAACTTAAATGAATATGCAGCTGCAACATTTAAAGGTTATCTTAAAGAATATATGAAAGACTTAGCGGCTTCAGATGATGTTGCCTCTGGTCATAATATTAGATTTAATATTAATGGTTCTGGTAACTCTAGAGGAACGGCAATGGTTGATTCTAAGTTAGATGGTTCAGGCACTGACACAAACAGATTTGTAGGTGGTGATGATTATAGATCACAAAAATTCCCTAGTGGTTCTTCATCTACTGTTAGTACATACAATTTTAAAATGAATTTGGAATAATAATTAAATTATTAGGAGTATATTATGAAAAATGTTAAGACCCAAGATGGCGTCAGCCATGAAGTTACTACACCCGTAGTCAAAACACCACAAAAAAATATTGCTAATTATGCTAATGAAGATTCAACTATTTCAAATCTTACAAAAGAAACATTTGTTAGAGCAGAGTTTGTTGACAATGATAGAACAGTAGTAAAAATTTATTGGAATAACCCAGAAGGTCATGGTAACCCAGACGCAGAGTTAGATCACTTCACAGTTAATTTAGAAGATAAAACCTCTGATGGTAAAGAGCATCCTTACATTACAAAACTTTTTGATTTAACCGATCTTGATGAAATGCATGAGAATACTTGGAAAAGAATTAAACAAGAGCAAAAGATGTGGAGAGAATTTGCTATTAAGATTGCAAAAGATGACGGTTTAATTATTGACCCTATTGCATATTACGATAGTGATACACAATCAGCAAAATTAGATACTAAGTTTTTTGGACAAACATTACAATTATTGTTTGAAGATTTTGATGTAGAAAAACAAAAGGAAGATTTGTTTATTATTAAATTAGCTGCATTTGAATTAGATATGGTTAAGTCATCTAACGATAGAGAAAGAAAAACAAAACTTAGAAAAGCAAAAACACCTCTTGAAGTATTAACTATTTTACTTGAAATGAAAGAGTTATCAGAAATACCTGTTTAAGAATCTAATATATCAAATACTTTATCAAAATCTTTTGTAATAACATGTAAGAGATAAGAATATTTTATCTTTGATTTTACTGTATCTGTTAATATTAATTCATGCCAATGTGGGGGAAGATTAACAGTTGGTATGTTATATCTATCTAACATAAAAGAAATAATAATTTCATTATTATAAAAATATCTATCATCAATATGTTTAATACTGTCAATTAATTTTTTACAATGATCTAATCTTTCAGAAAACTTTAATTGATCTCTTGATATTGCACTACCACCAAATGTACCTGTGTTTGCAATAACATCATTCCATTTAGTTACACCATCTGATTTCATCATGTCTTTTTTTTGTTGACCTTTTATTAACCAATGATATTGATCTAATTCTTCTTTTTGTTTTTCAAAATCTTTTGATTTAGTTCTAATATGAAAATCAGTAATTGACTCAGTTTTAGTTTTAAGTCCTATGCGTTCATTAAAATCGTCAACAGGCAACAAATGGGTAACCACTTTATCAAAGTCAAACTTGGAAAATATATTAATGTTGGTGTTAGGAATAATATCAAAGTCAAGATATAATACTCTGTCATAGTCATCGCAAAACTTTTCCCATTGTTGAAGTTTATACACATTTAAATTATCATAGTCAGTAGAGTCTGGTGTTAGTAATTTAAAATCTGCATTACACAGATCAGCATAATTTTTTAAACCATTTCTTAATCTAGTAAAATGTTTTTTAAATTGTTCTTGATTGTGTGTTCTTTTTTTTGTAGTGTCAGTAACACTAGTGTAAATGCTAAATATTAGATCGTTCATATGCTCGCCAACAATAATCAAATTCTTTATTAATTGCATGAATTATTTTTGTATCTTTAGGAATATGTAATTCCGTATCATAAAAGTAATGCCACTTTCTATCTAACCACTGAACAGGTACTTCATTCGATACAATTTTATATGAGAATATAGTTTCGTTATCAAATCCAAATGTATCTGTTATATTTTTAGGATACATACAATCTGATTTATATTCGTCTGATCTTAGATAATGCATTATATCATAAGTTGTTTTAATGTCATGAAAAAAACCTAGTCTTTCTAAATGTTCTTTTGTTGCACCAATAATTCCTGTATTAACAACATTACATTGAGGGTCTTGATCTGTTTCTTCTAACATTGCCATTGCATTAAAATATTTTGCAGAGGGTGATCTGATTGTTCCTTTAATATCAAAAAGTGTTTGACCACTTTGTCGTATCTCTTTATTATTATGCATGATCGCTAGACCTGCTCTTAAATCCCATACATCAAAGAAAGATTCATTTGTCATTGGAATAGTATCAAAATCTAAGTACAACACTTCATCGTATTTGTTTGCAAGTTCATAAAGTAAATGTATCTTATATTCATTAATCATATTGTAAGTTGTAATAAAAGGAAAGTTTTGTTTATACAAATTTTGCATATGTTCAAATTGTGAATCATATTCGAATAGTTTAAAATCTGCACCAATAGACTCTGCATATTTTCTTTTACATTCAACAAGTTTGTCATAATGTAATTTCAATTTATTTTTTGTATTGATATTTGTAGGGGTTTGACCCTCTTTGATTATATCTTTATCAAAGAAATCTAACTCTTTTTTAGGTATATCGACATATATGGTGTAAATAACTCTTGACATCTAAGTTCCATTCTGGTATTATAAATATGTTATATAGTATAATATTTAGGATGGTTTGTCAATGGTTATTTTAATTACAGGTGATAAAGGATTTATTGGTTCATATTTAAAGCAATCACTAATTAGTGATGGTCATATTGTTTTAGGATATGATTTTAAAGATGATTACGATGTTGGTACTGTCGGTGAAGACGTTATTAAAAAGGTTAATAAAGTTGTTCACTTAGCTGCATACGCAGATGTTCGGGCAAGTATGAAAGACCCCAACTTATGGTATGAAAATAATGTAATGAAAACTAATCATCTTTTTAGATTATGTAAGAAGTTTAATACACAATGTATATATGCTTCATCGTCATGCGTTAAAGAATGGTGGAAGTCCCCATACGGTACTTCTAAAAAAGTAATGGAAGACATGGCAAATGTTTATGGAAGATTTGTTGGTTTAAGATTTTCTAATGTTTATGGTGATGGTGCAAGAGACTCAATGTTACTTCCATTATTACTAAAAGGAAAACTTAAATATTCTACTAATCATACTAGAGACTTTGTACATGTTAATGATGTTGTAGATGCAATTAAGTTATTTTTACACATGGACAATTTTGATAAACTTGATAATTTAATTTATAATGTAGGCACAGGAAAAGGAAGAAAAGTATCTGATCTTGTAAAACAATATGGATATGATGTGCCAATCAAGGATGGTGACCCATCTGAAATGGAAGATAACACGGCAGATAACGCTAATCTCTTAAAATTAGGGTGGTCGCCAAATGAGGATTTAGATAAATACTTAAAAGGAAAATTAAATGGCAACACCAACTACAAAGAGTACATTCAAAGATTACTGCCTAAGAAACTTAGGATTTGGAGTAATTGACATCAATGTATCAGACGATCAAGTAGATGATCGTATTGATGAAGCATTACAATACTTTTCAACATATCATTTTGATCAAGTTGAAAAAATGTATTTAAAATACGAAATTACAGCAGACGATATAACTAGAGCAAGAGGTAACACAACAACTTCAGCAACAGACATTGTTGATACTTCGGTTACTGCATCATTTAAAGAAGGTAATAATTTTATACCTATGCCAAGTACTATTCTTTCAGTAGTACAAGTTTTTCCAATGGACAACGCAGCGTCTTCTAATATGTTTGATATTAAATATCAAATGAGACTAAACGATCTTTACGATTTTTCATCCACATCAATGATACATTATGAAATGACAATGCAACATCTAGATTATATTTCACATATTCTAGTAGGACAAACACCTCTAAGATTTTCTGAACATCAATCAAGATTATATCTTGACATGGATTGGGAAGCAGTTTCAGCAGGTGAATTTTTAATTATTGAATGTTATAGAAAACTAGACCCAACATCTTATACTGATATTTACAACAATATACATTTAAAAAGATATGCGTCTGCATTAATCAAAAAACAATGGGGTTCCAACTTAAACAAATTTCAAAATGTTCAATTACTTGGTGGGGTCACAATGAATGGTGATCAGATTTACCAACAAGCAACAGACGAAATTAGAGAGATAGAACAATTTATTGATAATCATCAATACCCAGACATGATAATTAAAGGATAACCATGGCTGTTAACAGTGCGTTTAAATCATCAGGTCTTGCCGCATCGACAAGTGAACAGGATTTATACTCTAATTTAATTAGAGAGTCAATTCAAATTCACGGTCACGATGTTAATTATATGGATAGAACATTGCAAGCCAGAGACGATATTTTTGGCGAAGACTCTCTTTCAAAGTTTGAAAAACAACAAACTATTGAAATGTATGTAGAGGATGCAGAAGGTGGTTATCAAGGGGAAAAAGAATTAATACAACAATTCGGTTTAGAAAATAGAAACGAAATTACATTTGTTGTACATAGAAAAAGATTTGATGATGTTGCTCATCAACTAGATTTAGAAAGTGGAACAGACACTACTGAAGGTTCAATCTTATTAGAGTCAGGTACACTTGCACAACATCGTTTCGGAATACAATCAGCAACTTTTGATTCAGCATATTTAAGAAACGAAGACGCAACTTTAGGAACATATAACAATAGACCTAAAGAAGGCGATTTAGTATTTCATCCTGTACTAAATAAACTATTCGAAGTTTCATTTGTAGATCATGATGAACCATTTCATCAATTAGATAATAACCCTGTTTACAAATTAAGATGTAAACAATTCGAATACAGTTCAGAGGAATTGAATACGGGTGTTACAAATATTGATGCGATAGAAGATGCGTTAACTCAAGATAGTTTAAATCATCAATTCACTCTTGAGGCAACAACAGCATACAACGAGAGTATTGCTCTTGAGTTCTTTACAAATGGTACTCAAACAGATTCGTTATTAGACGAAGATGGTAATACAATCGTCCACGAAGATGATAGTTCTTCAATCGGAACAAACATACTTCTTGAAAATCCTGCTGACTCAGGTGACGATAGCTACTTATTAACGGAAGACTATATAGTAGGAGATATGTCAACAGACAAGACAGCTCAGAATGAGTTGTTTGATGAACAAGATGATACAATATTAGACTTCACTGAAAGAAACCCATTTGGTGATGCTGGAGAATTATAATGCTAGGACAACAATTTTATCACGAAACAATAAGACGAATGGTCGTGACATTCGGTACGATATTTAATAATATTAATCTTGTTAGAAAAGATAACAACGGAAATATTATACAAAAGATGAAGGTGCCATTAGCATATGGCCCAAGACAAAAATTTTTAACTCGTTTAGATCAAGATGCTAATTTAGATTCTAAAGTTGCAATTACATTGCCACGATTAGGATTTGAAATACAAAATTTAGCATACGACCCTCAAAGAAAATTAAACAGAGTACAAAAGTTTAAGAAAAGTAAAAATTCTACAACTAAACAAGTTGACAGTCAATACATGCCTGTTCCATATAATTTGGATTTTGAATTATACGCAATGGCAAAACAATCAGATGATGCTTTGCAAATGATTGAACAAATTGTTCCATACTTCCAACCAGACTATACAGTAACAATTAATGATATGTCTGATATGGGTATTAAAAGGGATGTACCAATTATTCTAAACTCTATTAATTACGAAGATAATTATAGAGGGGATTTTAACGAGAGAAGAGCAATTATCTATACACTAAACTTCACATGTAAGTTTTACTTGTATGGTCCTGTTACCTCAGATAAAGTTATTAAACAAGTTCAAGTTGATCAATATTCAGACTTGCCAGTTAATACACCAGCAAGAGAACAAAGATATACAGTTACACCAACACCATCAACAGCAACAATTTCAGATGTTGATAATGATGATTTTGGATTTAACGAACAGGTATCTTTCTTTGAAGATGCAAAAACATTTGACCCAAAGACAGGTGATGATACTTAATTGATAATTTGATATTTGTTATATTATGGAAAATTGCAGTAAAGAAATAAACTTAGATATTACATACAAATGTACATTACAATGTGCAGGTTGCAATAGACAAGATCATGATTATACAATTGTTAAAAATGAAATAACAGTTGAAGAGTTTCAAAAAGTTCTTGATAAGTTTGATAAGATTATGTTTTGTGGTGGACAATCAGACCCAATCTTTCATACAAATTTTATAACGTTTCTAAAGATGTGCTTTGACCAAAATAAAAAAGCAGTCGTACACACAGCCGCAAGTCATAAAAAGAAAGAATGGTATAATCAAGCGTTTGATGCAAATCCTAAAGCAGAATGGAAATTTGGTATTGACGGACTACCAGAAGATAGTCATAAGTATCGTAAAAATCAAGACGGCAAATATTTATTTGAAAGAATGTTAGATGCTCATAAAAAAGGATTAGATGTAGAGTGGCAATATATTATTTTTGATTACAACGAGGATACTCAATTAGATGCTTACAAATTAGCAGTTGATAATGGAATACGATTACAATTATTAGAAAGTAATACAGATGTTGATGGTAATAATATTAAATTAGAATATGATTATAGTAGTCAAGTAAAACCTAGATGTCTAAATGAAACAACACCAAAGTATTATGAAGCTGGAGGCAACATATTACCCTGTTGTTGGTTAGACTCACACAAAGACGAAGTGAAAGAGTTATTTGACGATAGTTTGAAACTAAATAAAAATACAGTTGATGAAATAATCAACTCTGATATATGGAAAAAATTTAATGATAAGATTAAATCTGACCCGTATGAAATATGCAGAAAAAGGTGTGGTATAAATCACAACCAACAAGATGCAAAAATGAAAAGGACTTTTTTAAATGTCTAAAGAAGATGTAGATAAAATTATTGAAGATGCATTAGGTGTAATGCAAGAACCTAAAGAGGTTGTTGTAAAAGAAAAAGCTCCACCTGTTGTAATACCAAAAGGTGATGATGTTGATGTTGACTACGAATATCAAAGACAAAACTTTTACACATTAATTGATAAAGGTCAAGATGCAGTTGATGGTATACTTGAGCTTGCAAAAGAATCAGATCATCCTAGAGCATATGAAGTTGCTGGTAATATGATAAAAAATATTGCTGATGTAACTGAAAAGTTAGTACAACTACAAGAGAAGATGAAAAAATTAAAAGAGGTACCTGGTAAGGCACCTAAAAATGTTACTAACGCTTTGTTTGTAGGGTCAACTGCTGAGTTACAGAAAATGTTAAAAAAGAAAGATAATGATTGATTATAAAAATAATGGATTTAAAAATAAAGATTGCGATATAGACCTTACAAATAAATGTACACTTAAATGTTCTATGTGTGCTAGACAAAAATTTGAAAATCCTAAATTAATACCTGGTGGTGATATATCAATAGAAAGTTTTCAGAAAATGCTAGATTATTATGATAGCATTTATTTGTGTGGTACTTATGGTGACCCAATATTCAATCCTCATTTACATACATTCTTAAAGATGTGTTATGAACAAAATAAATTTGTTCAGATACATACAGCCGCATCACAAAAACCTATGCATTGGTATGAGAAAGCATTTGAGGCAAATCCTAATTGTGTATGGGTATTTGGAATAGATGGTCTTCCATATCAAAGTTTTGCGTATCGTGAAAATCAAGATGGTGAATATCTATTTGACGTTATGTTAAAAGCAAGAAACATGAATATCAATGTAATATGGCAGTATCTAGTATTTAAATATAACGAAGATAAAATTGATTTTGCAAAAAGATTAGCAGATAATCACGGAATAAAAATTGAAATACACCATACTGCAAGAGTTAATGAATTTCTTGCACCCACAGTTGAAATAGTAAAAGAAGTAGAAGAAGAAAAAGTATTTGTACCAAAGTGTTTAAAAGACCCACAACAAAGAGCACCCTACTTAGCAGCCACAGGACAAATGTATCCATGTTGTTGGTTAGATGAAGAACAGGTTCACGACCCCGAATATAAAGCGTTACAAAATGAACAACTAAATATTAGACATAACAAAGTAGAAGATATTATTAATAGTGAAACATGGCAAACATTTTACGATAACTTATATACTGATAAATGTCCTAGTTATTGTAAAAAGAAATGTACAACAACATTAAGAAACCCAACTAGAATAGTAAAGGGTAGAATTGATGGTAAGACAATGGAAGTAGAAAAATAATATGAGTGCAAGAGACGAACATTATCTAGGTAATCCATTACTTAAAAAAGCAAATCAAGAATTAGAATTTACCAAAGATCAAGTCTTAGAAATACAAAAATGTATGGAAGACCCACAATACTTTGTGGAAAATTATATTAAGATTGTATCTCTAGATAAAGGACTTGTTCCTTTTAAAATGTACAACTTTCAAAAAGACATGTTAGGTACATTCCATAAAAACAGATTTACAATTTGTAAACTTCCTAGACAGTCTGGTAAGTCAACAATTATGGTGTCATATCTTTTACACTATGCATTGTTTAATGAAAATAAAAACATTGCAATTCTCGCCAACAAGGCTGCAACTGCAAGAGACTTGTTAGGCAGATTACAACTTGCATATGAAAATCTTCCTAAGTGGTTACAACAAGGTGTTCTATCATGGAACAAAGGTTCTCTTGAATTAGAGAACGGAAGTAAGATACTTGCAGCATCAACCTCTGCATCAGCAGTTCGGGGTAGTTCATTTAATATTATATTCCTTGATGAGTTTGCATTCGTACCTGCCACTGTTGCAGAGCAATTTTTTAGTTCAGTGTATCCTACAATTTCTTCTGGTCAATCTACAAAAGTAATTATTGTATCTACACCTATGGGTATGAATATGTTTTACAAGTTATGGAATGATGCTACACACAAACGAAACAGTTATATTCCTATTGAGGTACATTGGACGGAAGTACCTGGTCGTGATGAAGCGTGGAAAAAAGAAACAATCGCAAACACTAGTGAACAACAGTTTGCCTCAGAGTTTGAGTGTGAGTTTTTAGGTTCTGCAAATACTCTTATCAATGGTTCTAAATTAAGATTGTTATCTTACAAAAATCCAATAGAACAAGCAGGTGGATTAAAAGTATATGAGAAACCAATAAAAGATCATACATATTTTATTACTGCCGATGTTGCAAGAGGAACACAAAACGATAACTCAGCATTTATTTGTTTTGATGTTACAACAGTTCCATACAAAATTGTTGCAGTATTTAAAGACAATGAAATAAAACCATTGTTATTTCCAAATAAAATTAACGCAGTAGCAAGAGCATATAATCATGCATTTGTATTAACGGAAGTAAATGATATAGGACAACAAGTAGCAGACACACTACACTTTGAATTAGAATATGATAATATTGTAATGTGTTATATGCGTGGTCGTGCTGGACAAATCATGGGTGGTGGGTTTTCTGGTACTAAAGGACAGTTAGGAGTTAGAACAACAAAAGCAGTTAAGAAGATTGGTTGTTCTAATATGAAACAAGTAATTGAGAATGATAAAATTATAGTAGAAGACTTTGATATAATAAATGAATTATCTACATTTATTGTAAAAGGAAATCAGTTTGAAGCAGATACAGGTTCTAACGATGATTTAGTTATGTGTATTGTTTTAATGTGTTGGGCAATGGACCAGAAATATTTTAAAGAATTAACAGATGTAAATATCAGAGCAAATATGTTACAAGAAAATCAAAATCAAATGGAAAACGAAATGGCACCATTTGGATTTATGGATAATGGATTAGATGACCCAGAGTTTGATGAATATGGGTCGACATGGAAACCTGTGAAAGTGAGAGACTATGAGACAGATTGGTAAACATGTATATGTAGATTATTCTGCAGGTGCATTTGGAGATTGGTTAAGATACTTTATAGCAGAGCATGATGGGTTTGAAAAGTTTGAAGAGTATGGTAGAGAAGGTGTGTATATTAACTATGTTGGTCACATAAACTTTACTACACCACATTATCCTATAAGACCACTTAAACAAATACCATTTACACATATTAAAACTGGTGATGATCTTATAGAAGAGTTTAAAAAACAAGCACCAAATTACGATAAGTACAGACAAGTATGGAAGTCTGCCGATGCACCAAAACTAATTGGTCAAGGACACACACTTGTTGGTTCTGATTGGACTAAAATAGAAGATATAGACTTTCAGTATTACGATATTGTTAGAAAAAATTTAGATCATCTTATAATTTTTGTTTCATTAAGTCCATTCTCAAAATATGAGAAACCATATATGATGAGATATAGAGAAGATGCTAAAAAGAAAAAAACAGACTTAGAAAAAGAACATAAAAAAACATGGTTGTATAATTATGTAAATAAAGAATATCCTAAACATGAATTAAATTTTGAATTGGAGATAAATGAATTGTTTGAATATGATGAAGAATTATATACAAAACTAACAGAGTTTTTAAATGTAAAACCACTTCCTAATTGGAAAGATTATATTGATGAATTTAATGATAGGATACTTTAATGAATCATGTTTTAGTTGATTACACTGCTGGGACTTTTGGAGATTGGTTAAGGTATTTTATTGCCGAACATAATGGATTTCAAAAACTTCCATTTGAAACAGAAACATTATATGAAAAGTTTTTAAAATTAAAAATAGATAACAATAAAGTTTGTTTAAACAATGTAAAAACTACAAATGATTTTATTAAAGAGTTTGAAAAGATTTCAAATTCAGATTTAAGGCAATGTTACAAATACGTTTCTGATTTAAACGTACCTGCAAGTCATAGTTGTGTTGGTGCAAATTGGTTAGAAGATGGTTCAATAATAGATGGCAAACCATTTAAGTGGGATTACACCAATTATAATTTAATAAGAGAAACAGATCATAAAATAGTTTTTGTAATATTAAGTCCATTTTCAAAATATAAAGATTTGTATATAAAAAGACATGAGCTTTGGAAAGAAAATTTAAAGTTTAAAGATAATTGGAAAGAGTATCACGAAACAATTTGGAAAAAAAATTACATGAAAGATAATTTGCCAAAACATAAATTAAATTATCAGCTAGAGATCAATAATTTACTTGACAAAGACGATGAAACCTACTATAGTTTGATAAAGTTCCTTGATGTGAACCCTATAGATAAATGGAAAGATTATATTAATGACTTCGATAGACTCATACTTTCGAAATAACTGGCGACCAAACTACGATAAGTTTAAATATTCTGGTTGGCAGTTATTAGATAAGATAGACAAAGACGCACATATACTAGATATAGGATGTGGTTACAATTTACTTAAACCACACTTTCCTAATTTATATGGAATAGACCCACATAATAGTAATTCAGATCAAGAGATTGCATTTGAAGATTACAAACCACATAAACAATTTGATGTATTTCTCGCATTAGGAAGTCTTAACTTTGGAACCAAAAAAGTTCTTGACAAACAGATAAAACATTTATATGATATTACAAAAAAGAACGATATAGTTTATTGGAGACAAAACCCTGGGTTGAGTGATCACCCATGGCAAGGTGTTGAGGATATAGTTTTCTTCCCATGGTCTTTAAAATGGAATACACATTATTGTGATAAGTATGATTTTGAATTAAAAGAATATGCACAGGATAATGGCAATAGATTATATGCAGAGTGGGTAAGACAATAAATGGAATTACTATTTTTACTATTTGGAATTTTATACGGATTAATTATAGGTATCATTCCAGCTGCAGGTGCAACAACAGGATTAATTACATTGTTTGGATTTATGCCATACTTTGCAGGTGACCCTTATCTTGGTGTTATCTTTTGTGTTGCCGTAGTGGCATCATCAACAACAGGTGACTCCTTTAGTGGAGTGTTGTTAGGAATACCAGGGGCAAACTCTGCGGCCGCAACAATGGTTGACGGATTTCCCATGGCACAAAACGGAGAGGCAACGAGAGCATTATCTGCTGCGATTACTTCATCAACATTAAACGGATTAATATTTGGGTCATTGACATTTTTATTTTTACCATATTATACAAACATTGTTATGTACATGGGTATACCAGAATTGTGGTCATTAGTAATACTTTCATTTGTTACAGTAGGATTTGTTTCAAACACTTATTACATTAGAAGTTTAATTGCAATTGGTTTAGGAATTACATTAGGACTAGTTGGTATGGACGCAAACAATGTTGCTAGATTTACATTAGGATGGTCTTACTTAGAAGATAGTATTCAGATACTTCCTTTTGTTGCAGGTCTATTCGCAGTACCAGAATTACTATCTAGTTGGAAAACTAGAAACGCAACTGATAGCGTAGAATATCAGTACACAGGTGGATGGCGACAAATTAAACAAGGAATGAAAGATACACTTAGATGTTGGAAAGATAGTATTCGAGGTGGACTTATAGGTTCAGGTATTGGATTACTGCCAGGATTAGGTGGAGCGATAGCAGATTGGTTATCATACGGGTCAACTGTAGCATCAAATCCAAAAGAAGATTTTGGTGGTGGAAATGTCAGAGGTGTTATTGGGGCAGAGGGTGCTAACAATTCACAAAAAGCATCTTCATTTATTCCTACTGTTTTATTTGGAATACCAGGAGTTCCATTTGCAGCTATCCTTATGGGATTATTTTTGTATCTAGGAATTGACTTAGGTTCACCAGATACGTTTTATGATGACAAATTATTTGATAGTATGGCATTTGCATTTTTATTAGGAACAGCGATTACTGCTGTGATCTGTTATGTCTTGGCGTATTACGCTGGATGGGTTGCAAAGATTCCATACGCATACTACTTCCCTATTATCGTTGCAGTTATTATTTGGGCAACTTTACAATATACAGGTGGTTGGGAAGACCTTGCAGTATTAACAATTTTTAGTATCTTAGGTATTGTTGCAAAACAATATAAATTTAGCAGACCTGCGTTACTAATTGGTTTTTTGTTAAGTGATAGAATATATAATCTCACTTATCAATTAACCTCTTTACACACGGTACAAGATTTAATTACAAGACCAATATTCTTGTTTATCGTGTTATCAACAATCGTAATAACATATTGGTCGTTAACAACTAGGAGTAAATTAAACTATGCTTAGACTATTGACAACATTTGCAGTTGCTTTTATAATGATGACTTCATCGGTGAGAGCTGACTACACTTTAATAGTTCCTCAAAAACCATCTGGTGGTACATCTGTATGGGCACAAATCGTTGTGGCTGAATGGGAAAAACATTTGGGGGAAAAAATCAACTTAAAATATATGCCAGGCTCGAGAGATCAAGCAGGCCCAAATAAATTTCATGAAGAATTAAGATTTGACGATAAGACAATTCTTGTTTCTCATGGTGGGAATGGTATATCATTTATTTTAGAACCCGTAACTTACAATTATTTTGAATGGGAGTCCGTAGGACACATGAACCTTAATATCATTGTAGGTGCAAACGAAAATGTAAATGCAAACTCAAAACAGATTGCATTCTCAGCTGGTTCAGGTATGACACCTGAAATTATGGCAATCGTTCAATTACTCGCAGGGCCAAATGAAGACCCTAACGAAGTATTTAAAAATCAAATCATTTGGGTAAAAGGAATGTCTGGTGGCGAAAGAAGACTTGCGTTCATGCGTGGAGATTTAAACGCAACTAGAGAAAATCCAGCTGCATATAAAAAACATGTAATGCCTTTGATTGAAAAAGGACAAGCATACACATGGTTTCATCATGGTATTCTAAACATGGAAACAGGTGATCATGATAATGACCCTAACTTTACAGAACCAACATTCGAACAATTGTATAAAGAAACTTGGGGTGTAGAACCATCAGGTGATTTCTACGATGCATATAAACTTGTTAAGTCATGGAGAGACTCAATCCAAAAAGCATTTTGGGTAAATGCAGGCAATCCAAACAAACAAAAATTAGTAGATGCATTAGTCAAAATGGCTAACGACCCAGAGTCTGTAGCTGCTATTGAAAAGAAAGTTGGAAAGTATCAATGGCGTGTTGGTGCAGAAGGTGATAAAACAGTAGAGATATTGAAGTCACTTATTACACCAGGTGCTTTGAAAACACTATCTGATTTTGGTAAAAATCAACTAGGGTATAACGCAATTTACAAAGAAGAGTTAACTAAGTAAATGTATATACTTGTAACAGGCGCCCCAGGCTCTAAATGGAGTAGTGTCGTTAAGAACATTTATTGGTCAGATGATATAGATCATACTGATTATACAGACGAAAGAATGTATTATCATGATGCAGATACACCTGGCGAAAAACAATTAATGCACACAGGCGCCTATTACGACCCAGGCATGGAATTTGGGAATCAACGTGATCAATGGGATTTACCTTTCTCTGGCAAAGGGAAAAGGATTATTAAATCTCATTGTTTTGCGTATGAGTTAGACGAATTAAAAAAACATAAACATCCTATTGTCATGGTATATAGAAATGATATAGAATGCTATGATTGGTGGAAACATTGTGGTGAGTTTAATATCACATATCCAAAATATACTTACTATGAAAATTTATCAAGTATGTGGTTTCATATTCAAGAACAGAATAAAGAAATTATGGAGTTTTGTAAAAACAATTGGAACAGAATTAAAAAAGTTAAAGACAATGGAGAATTAGCAAAAGAATTAGAAATACAATATTCAGGTGAGAAACACGACTACAAGAAAAAGGATATTCAAGTATATGTCTATAAGTAATTGGGAAGAAGCAAAGAAAAGAAGTAAATATCATTTTAGTACATCAATTATTGATACAACTAACATACAATCATTAGGTAAATTTCGTGGCGATTGGAAAAAAGATTTAGAGTTTGCTCTTGGTTGTGTTGAAAAAATTAATTGGGGTAATAGAAGAGCAGCTGCAGATAGACCAAATAATGATATTGAATCTGAGGAATATGATTTAATTAAAGCAGGTGCAAACCCTAAGATGACAATATACAGAGGTCTAACAGATTTTAGTAAATGTCCTACTATTCAAAAGATGATAGACTTCTTTGAATTAAAGAAAGATGTAAAAGCAAAATTACATATTCAGTTTACAGGTGATGTATTGAATATGCATATAGATAAACTATATGATTTAAATCCATTTGGAAGTGCAAACGATGTAATAAGAATTATGGTTATGTTAGAAGATTGGCAACCAGGTCAATTCATAATATATGGAAATCAAACTTATACTAATTGGAAAGCAGGTGATATTCACAAATTTGATTGGATGAATATACCCCATGCGACAGCCAATGCAAGTTTATATCCTAGACCTATGTTAGTGATAACGGGTGTGATGACATTAAAGACTAAAGAGATTATATCAACTCAATTAGATCATTATCTAACTTAATCCAACAATTATGACAGATAACTTTAGAGTTTTCAATCAATTTAACGATTTCCTCTCTCGCTTCTGTATTAATTCCTGTCACTTTAGATTTTTTTCTTATTTCAGCGTCATGTGGATGAAACTTCAAACAGATAGTTTCAGACTCCCCACAATTGCAACAAGACGATGTATCAAGATGTTTGTTTACCCAAGAAACTCTTTTAGAGTAATTTCTTCTAGCGACTTTTTTGATAGTTTCCTTATATTTTTCATAATGAGTCTGCATATTAGTATTTATAAATACTATGGCATATAAAAAACGATTGTAGAAATGTTTATTTCTATAAATACATGTATAAAACAAGTATTATTCGAATAATATTACAATACTAACAAGGAGAACAACGATGGCATTTTTAGTATCACCTGGTGTACAGGTAAATGAAGTCGATTTAACAAATGTAGTTCCAGCTGTTGCAACATCTATTGGTGCTATCGCAGGTGCATTTGAAAAAGGTCCTGTTGGTTCTATACAGACAGTCACTTCAGAAGGTGATCTAGTTTCTAAGTTTGGAAAACCAAATTCTAATAACTTTGAAAACTGGTTAGCAGCTGCTAGTTTCCTACAATATGGAAACACACTAAGAATGGTAAGAGCAGAATCAGCTATTGTTAACGCAGGAGCAAACAGCGGAATATTAATTAGGGATGATGATCATTACGAACAATCATTCAGAGCAGGCCAAGGTTCGCATGGCGAATGGGCTGCAAGATCAGCAGGAACATGGGGTAACTCAATCGGAGTTGCTATCTGTGCTACTGCAACAGCATACGAACAAGTTTTATCTGCAAGCAACTTAACAGTTGGCGAAGACGCAGTAGGCGCTACAACAATCGCAGTTGATGATGCAGATTTAGCTAACAACGTAATTAACGTTGGCGATATGATTTCTTTCTTTTCAGACTCAGCAGGTACAACACCTGTCACAGGCGAAACAGGAAACGAATACGAAGTAACTGCTATTTCAACAAACGATTTAACAATAAGATTAAAAGACGACCCTAACGGTGCAGGTGTACAAAACATTATACCTGATAACTCATACATCAAAAGAAAGTGGAGATTTCATGATCTTTTTGATAGAGCACCAGGTACATCACCTTACGCCACTGAAAATGGTAAAGGAACAGCAGACGAAATGCACATTGTAGTGTATGACACAACAGGAAACATCACAGGATTTGATGTTGATGTTGCAGGTCAAAGAACAAAAGGAGTTCTTGAAACTTACGCACAAGTTTCTAAACACCCAAGTGCAAAAACACCACAAGGTAATTCAAACTACTACCCAGATGTTATCTTTTCTCAATCAACAAACGTATATTGGACTGATCACACATCATCAGGTTCAAATTGGGGAACAGATATATCTACAGGTACAGCATTTACAGCAGTAGATTCACCAGTAGTAGATTCATTAACAGGTGGAACAGATGATTACTCATTAACAAATGGGGAAATCTCAATTGCATATAATAAATTTGCAGACGCAGAATCAGTAGATGTTAACTTAATCATCGGTGGTTCTTCATCAATCGCAGCTGACACACAAGCAAACTACGATACACACGGAACAATGTTGATCGATCTTGCGTCAGCTAGATTAGACTGTATGGCATTTATATCGCCACACAGAGCGGCAACTGTTGGAGTAGCAGACCCTGCAACTCAAACAACTAATGTTAAAAATGCAGCTGCTACACTTCCAAGTTCATCTTACGCAGTACTAGATAGTGGATACAAATATATGTACGACAGATACAATGATGTTTACAGATATATACCACTTTCAGGTGATATTGCTGGATTATGTGCTAGAACAGATGATATTGCTGATGTATTTTTCTCACCTGCAGGTTTCAATAGAGGAACAATCAGAGGTGCAGTAAAACTTTCTTACAATCCAAATCAATCACAAAGAGACGACTTATACGCAGCGAGAGTTAACCCAGTAGTTAATTTTCCAGGCCAAGGTGTTACCCTATTTGGTGACAAAACTGCCTTGACAACTCCAAGTGCATTTGATAGAATAAACGTTAGAAGACTGTTTATCGTTCTTGAAAAAGCGATTAGTACAGCATCTAAATTTCAATTGTTTGAATTTAACGATGCATTTACTAGAGCGCAATTCAAAAACTTGGTAGAGCCGTTTTTAAGAGACATACAAGGAAGAAGAGGAATTGACTCTTTCCAAGTTGTATGTGACGGAACAAATAACACAGGCGAAGTTGTTGATAGAAATGAATTTGTTGCAGATGTTTATGTTAAACCTGCAAGAAGTATCAACTTTATAACACTAAACTTCATTGCGACACGAACAGGTGTTGCCTTTAGTGAAGTAGGAGGAGCGTAATCATGGCAAACATAGATGACTTTAAAGCAAATCTAGCTGGTGGTGGTGCAAGACCCAATCAGTTCAGAGTTACTATTACACCACCTTCTGGTATCGCTACAGGATTGAATGTTAGAAACGCATCATTCTTATGTAAATCTTCAAACTTGCCAGGTCAAACACTTGGCGAAATCCCTGTACCTTTTAGAGGTAGAAATATCTACATCGCTGGGGACAGAGAGTTTGAAACTTGGACTTCAACGTTCATTAATGATACAGACTTTAATATCAGAAACGCAATGGAATTGTGGATGAACGGTATTAATGATCTAGCGAATAACACTGGTGTTATCGCTTCTGCTGAATATCAATCAGACTTAACGATTGAACAATTAGACAGAGACGATACAACTTTGAAAACTTACATCTTCAGAAATGCATACCCTTTGACACTAGGTCAAATTGATGTTGCTTACGAAACAACAAATGCAATTGAAGAGTTTGAGGTAACTTGGAGATACCAACACTTTGAAGCAAGTGGTGTTAACTTCTAAGCGATCTACTAAATAGTTAAAAAAAATACTAGTAGGAGTATATTATGGCAGAGCTATTCGGATTTAAATTCGAAAGAATAAAAGATACAGCACCAGAAGACAGATTTGTCCAAAAATCACCCGATGACGGCACAGTCGAAATATCGGGTGGTGGACATTTTGCTCAGGTACTTGATATTGACGGAAGAGATCGAAACGATCTTGATTTAATCAGACGATATAGAGACATTGGACAACAACCAGAGTGTGATAGTGCAATTGAAGATATTGTAAACGAGGCAATCGTTTCAGATGAAAGAGATAAATCTGTTGATATAGTATTAGACAATCTAGAATATTCAGAAAAAATTAAAAAAAGTATGAGAGAAGCATTTGACGATGTTCTCTCATTACTTGAATTTGATACTAAAGGTCACGACATCTTTAGAAGATGGTATGTTGACGGAAGATTATTTTATCATAAAGTTATTGATTCAAAAAACCCTAAACTAGGTATTCAAGAAGTAAGATACATTGACCCTAGAAAAATCAGAAAAGTAAAAGCAGTACAGAAAGTACCAGGGCCTCAAGGTTCAGTCTTAGTTAAACAAGAACAAGATTATTATCTTTACAATGAGAAGATGTTGAAAGGTATGATGAACCAAGGTCTAAAGATTGCAGATGACTCTATCACATATTGTCCGTCTGGTTTGATTGACGCAAACAAAAATCAAGTACTATCTTATTTACATAAAGCAATTAAACCTGTCAATCAATTAAGAATGATTGAAGACAGTTTAGTTATTTACAGAATTTCAAGAGCACCAGAAAGAAGAATTTTCTATATTGATGTAGGTAATTTACCTAAGATCAAAGCAGAGCAGTATCTAAAAGATGTAATGAATAGATACAGAAACAAACTTGTTTACGATGCAAAGACAGGTGAGATCAGAGACGATAGAAATCATATGTCAATGCTTGAAGATTTTTGGTTACCTAGAAGAGAAGGTGGCAGAGGAACAGAGATCACAACTTTACCTGGTGGTTCTAACTTAGGTGAGATAGATGATATTACTTACTTCCAAAGAAAACTTTACAGATCGTTGAATGTTCCTATTTCAAGATTAGAAGCAGAGCAATCATTCTCACTAGGAAGATCAACAGAGATTACAAGAGACGAATTAAAATTTACTAAGTTTATCCAAAGACTTAGAAAGAAATTTGTACCACTATTCTTAGATATGTTAAGAACACAATTAGTTTTAAAAGGTGTTATTAATGTTGAAGAGTGGCCAAAGATTAAAGAACACATTCAATTTGACTTCTTAAAAGATGGTCACTTTGCAGAATTAAAAGCGCAAGAATTATTGAATGATAGAATTAATATGTTAGGTTCAGTTGAAAACTACATAGGTACTTTCTTTAGTAAAGAGTTTGTTTACAAACAAGTATTAAGAATGACAGACTTTGAAGTTAAAGAAATGCAAGCACAAATGAAACGTGAGTCAGGTGCAGATGTAGATGACGGTGGAATAGATGTTCCTCAAACAGATGGTATTACAAGAGTACCTTCATTTGGTGGAGCACCATTAGTTGCACCAGAACCTGCACAAACACCAGATCAAGCAACAGGCGATGGGCCTGATGCTGACGATATAAATAATACATAATTAAGGAGATTATTATGAGTTCAGAAAAAATAGTAGATGCATTGGCAAAAGGTTCATCGTTAGATGCTGAAGATGCGTTTAAAGAAACAATGAAAACTAAAATTGCAGATGCAATCGAAGATAAAAAGATTGAAGTTGCAAGAGGTTTAGTAAACAATCACATTGATGCGACTCCAGCTGAAACAAGCGAGGAGTAGTAAATTGAGATTTGAAGACTTACATTCATCGATATTCGAAGGTGATGAGTACAAGAAATCTAGAGAATATAGAAAACAATCGCCTAAAATGAAGAAAGCGATTGATGATTTATTCAAAAAAATGGATTCTAAGGGTTCAAATTTCCTAAATAATTTTGAGAAAACAATAACAGATGTTGCAAAACGACATAGAGTACCAGAAAGCAAACTCTATGATTATTTTGAAAAAGAAGCGTCTGATTTTATGAGTTAAGGAATAGAAAATGGCAGTAGTAAAACAAACATTAAAAGATTCAGATTTTGAACATGTAGTCAAAGTCACTACAACAGGTACAAATTCAACTGCAAGTATTGTTGACGCCTCTGCATTAGCAGGAGCTTCTACTGACCCAAGGTTATCAATAGTATCATGTACATGGACAACAGGTTCACAAACAGACATTTTATTTGATGCAACATCAAACGTAGTTGCATTATCATTAAACGGAAATGGCGCAATCAACGGAGGTGCTCAACATCTTCCGTCTATATCAAACAACGCAGGTTCGGGTGTTACAGGTGACATCCTTTTAACAAATTCGTCTGCTTCAGTTGGTACAGTCATTTTACATTGTAGAAAGGTATCGGGTTTCGATAATATAACGTAAGATGCAAACAGTTAAACTAATTACAGAAGCGCAAGACTTTACAACAAATAACTTTTTAATTGAAGAAAAAAATGGCAAAAAAGATTATAAGATTAAAGGTATCTTTATGCAATCTAATATTAAAAACAGAAATGGTAGAGTATATCCAAAAGAAGTTTTAGTAAAAGAAGTTAAAGCTTACAACAAAGAATTTATTCAAAAGAATAGAGCATTTGGTGAGTTAGGACACCCAGAAGGTCCAACAGTAAACTTAGATAGAGTTTCACATATGATTACATCACTTAAAGAAGAAGGTGATAATATTATTGGTGAGGCAAAAATCATGGACACACCAATGGGTAAGATTGTTAAAAGTTTAATGGACGAAGGTGCAACACTAGGAGTTTCATCTAGAGGAATGGGTTCTTTAGAAAACAAAGGTGGTGCAAACTATGTCAGATCAGATTTCAAACTAGCAACAGCAGGTGATATTGTTGCAGACCCATCAGCACCAAGTGCTTTCGTAGAGGGCATCATGGAAGGTAAAGAATGGGTTTGGGATCACGGGTCACTAGTTGAGTCACATGTTGCAGAAGCAAAAGCAAGAATTGAAGAAAGAGCAAAGTATAAACAAGATTTAGAATCTAGTTTAGAATTTGCAAAATTTTTGAAACAGTTATAATATAGTTTTATAAATAAACTATAGAGCTACAGGTAAGTATATTATGTATAAATGGTTTGACGATTTAACTCGTATACCGAAACCATATCGTGAGAAAGAAGATTACCATCATTATGGGATTTACGAAGTTGAAATATTAAATACTATATTTCGTAATCATAATGTAAAAAAAGTTTTGAGTTTGGGGGGAATGTCTAATTTAGATTTCTTCCTAGCACAATATGATAATGACGTTAAGTATGCCAAAAATATTGATGAGGCAAAAACTTGGCGTGGATTTGATCTTGAAAAGAAACATCAAGAGTATATCCAAAGATTTAATTATAATGGGGAATACATCTTTACGAGGCGAAGTTTAGATCGGTATGATGTTGTTGACGAAAAGTACGATGTTGTCTTCTCTAATATAGACACACTAAAAGGAAAGATGAAGGTTTTACCTACAATCTTTATAAAAATGTGGTCTTATATTGGATTACCTGAGAAGGTTAGAGAAAAGATGACAACGGACTATGAAAAGTTTTTTAGTAATGTGTTGGTCACAACAAACATGACAGTATTCTCTAATCAAGAAATTGAATACGAAAATAACCTTGTTGACACCTCCACAAAACTAGAGAAAAAAAGGACAGTTGTTTATCAGCGGATGAATTTACCCGTGTAAATTCTATGTTTTATAAATAAATGTATATAAATAATTGTTAATATTAACAGAAAAAGGAGAAATCCCCATGGCTAATGAATTAGACAAAACCATTGAGGAATTAGAAGCGGAAGTTTTGGCTGAATTAGAAGAAGCCAATGGTGCTGATGCTCCTAAAAAAGGTGCGATGGCACCTGAACCAATGGACAAGAAGCCAGAGGGCGAAGTTCAAGATACGGGCGATGCAGTAGTCAAAGGTGACCAAGCAGATGCTCCTGTCAAGAAAGTCGTTGCAAAGGCTAAAGAAGTTTCAGGTCAAGCACCTCAAAAAGGTGAAGGTAAACCTGAGGCAACACCTAAACTTAAAGAAGAAGAAGAAAAAGAGGACGAGAAAAAAGAGTCCTTAGATTCTAAAGATTCTAAAGAAGAAGACAAAGAAGAACAAAAAGAAGAAGTAGTTGACATTGAAGAAATGCAAGGTCAAATGATGAAGGCAATGAAGTCTATGAAAAAAGATGAAATGTCTGAGTTGTATGCTTCTTACATGAAGGCTTCTATGAATAAGACTAAAGACGAAATGTTCAGAGAAATGTCTGATGGCATGAAAAAAATGAATGCTATGAAGATGAAAGAAATGATGGGCAAAATGTCTAAAAAGTCTGAAGAACAAAATATAGAAAAAGATGCTAAGACGGAAGAAAGACTAAAATCAGTAGATGTTAAAGAACATGTAGATGCTCTTTTAAATTCTGACTCAAATCTATCGGAAGACTTTAAATCTAAAGCAGCTACAATTTTTGAAACTGCCGTTAAATCTAAAATCAGATCAGAGATCAAAAGACTTGAAGATGAATATGCTTCTGAGTTGATTGAAGCTCAAACTGAAAACAGAAATTCTTTAACAGAAAAAGTCGATAACTATTTAAACTATGTTGTAGAAGAGTGGATGAAAGAAAACGAACTTGCCCTTGAAAGAGGACTTAAAGGCGAGATCGCTGAAGATTTTATCTCTGGTCTAAAAACATTGTTTGAAGATCATTATATCGATGTGCCTAACGAAAAGTACGATGTACTTGAAGATCAGGCAGATAAAATTTCTAAGTTAGAGAAAAAATTAGAAGAAACAATTCAACAAGTAGTTGAAGCGAAAGAATCTAATTCATCTTTGATTAAAGAAAAAGTTATGAACGATGTTTCATCGGACTTAACTGAAACCGAAATTGAAAAGTTTCAAACTTTGGCTCAAGATGTAGAGTACTCAAATGAAGAAGGTTATTCTGAAAAGCTTAACACAATCAAAGAGTCTTACTTCCCAAGACAAAAAACTGAAACACAAAGCATTGATCATGAAGTAGAAACTGGCACCGCTGTACAGGACGTTACAGAGGGTTCCCCAATGGACAGATACATATCTGCAATTGGTAAAACTGCTGTAATTAACGGCAATTAATAAATATAGATAAAGGAGAAACCAAAATGTTTCAAACACAACATCTACAAGAAAAGTGGCAGCCAGTCCTAGAACACTCAGATTTACCTAAAATCGAGGATTCTTACAGACGAGCTGTTACTACTTTGATCTTGGAAAACCAAGAAAAAGCAATGAGAGAAGACAGAGCATTTTTAGGTGAAGCTGCACCTACTAACGCAACTGGCGCTAACGTTGACAATTGGGACCCAATCCTAATTTCACTAGTAAGAAGAAGTATGCCGAACTTAATCGCATACGACATCTGTGGCGTACAACCAATGACTGGCCCAACAGGTCTGATTTTTGCAATGAGAGCAAGAGCAGCATCTGGCGACGGTGCAGAAGCATTAGTTGACGAACAGATTCCATTCTTATCTAACCAAGACGCAGCTGGAAACACAGGTGGTGGTGACCAATCTGGTACTAACCCTGCTGTTCTTAACGACTCACCTTCTGCTGGTACGTACTCAACTGTAACAGGTATGACTACTACTGAGGCGGAAACTCTAGGTGATGGTACAGACGAATTTGCAGAAATGGCATTCTCAATCGAGAAGCACACTGTAACTGCTGTATCAAGAGCGTTAAAAGCTGAATACACAATGGAACTTGCTCAAGACTTGAAAGCAATCCATGGTTTAGACGCTGAAACTGAACTTGCAAACATTCTATCTGCTGAAATCTTAACAGAGATCAACAGAGAAGTAGTAAGAAATATTTACAACTCTGCTGTAAAAGGCGCGGCTGTAAACACAACTACTGCAGGTATCTTTGATTTAGACACAGACTCAAACGGAAGATGGTCTGTTGAGAAATTCAAAGGACTATTGTTCGCAATCGAAAGAGACGCAAATGCTATCGGACAACAAATCAGAAGAGGAAAAGGTAACATGATTATCACTTCAGCTGATGTTGCCTCTGCACTTCAAATGGCTGGTGTATTAGATTACACACCTGCTCTTAACAACAACCTAAACGTTGATGACACAAGCACAACTTTCGCTGGTGTACTTAACGGTAGATACAAAGTATATGT